ATATCTTGCTTCCGTCAGAGCTTATTCTTTCCTGAGTGTCTACGTCACTTCCGGTATTGTTGATTACATTTACTTGAACGTTTGCTGCACCTGAAGCATCGACACCTAAACGTCCACCTGGACCCCTTCGCAAAGGAACGATTGCCTCGTCACCTGCCTCACCCATAAGACCTGTGCGCCCACCGTTAAGTGGGAATAATGTCGGACCTGTTACGATACCACCGTTAGCGAAAGGTATTACGTTACCATTGCTAAACACACCGCCGTTCGCGAAAGTACCTTGAGTAGTTGCCGCTGCTGTTGCACCACCACCGATAGCACCACTAATACCTCTAGCAATAGGGGCTATAAGAGCGGCACGAATAGTAATTCTAGTTATCTCATCTAAAATAGATTTAGCGAATTTTTTAAATTCAAATTCACCTGTTTTAATAAAATCGAACAATGAATCTTCAAGTTCACCGAAAGCTTTTTGGATACCTTGAGAAACTTGTTGAGCTACGTTACCTGCGTTTCTAGCAACTTGTACTAGTCCATCTTCAACACCAAGGGCTATCGGGTTAAGTCCTTCGATGTCATTGGATACTTGTAATAAACTCGATCTGAATTGATCTAAAGTAACTTTACCGTTTTTAAAATCTTGTTGAAGCTTATCGAAACTAACAGTATTTAACGCCTCTTGATAAACTTGAATTGTGGCCCTACCTTTAGAAAACTGCCTGTTGAATCTTGCTTGCAGGTTAGGTGCTCTATCTGCTGTCAGGTTATATTTATCTAATTCATCAGCGAGTTTATCTAACGCATCTGCTTGATCATTTATTTCCTTGGTATTTCCACCTATAGTTTTAACACCTTTAGCTTGTAAAGCTTCAAGTCTCGCTATCTCTTTGTTAGTCTCTTCAATATTTTTCTTTATTAAGTTTACGTTCTTAGCTGTTTTACCTAAAAGATCACTTGTAGTTAAAGGTCTAGCTAATTCAAACTTTAAATCTTCTAAGGTTTTTTTAAGTTTATCTAACTCTTCAGTTATTTTCCTCGGTCCTTTTGCTTCATCTGTAGCTCGTTTTATAGAAACGGCCAAAGCTGTAAAACCTGTAACCAATGTGGCAATAAGTACAGGTGAAGAAGCTAATGTACCTAATACACCTACGGAAGCTAATGTACCCAACTGAGTTGTTAATTTAGATATTGTACCAGCCGCTACAAAAGCTGTGATTAAACCAAATACTTCTTCTAAGTTCTCAGATAAAAATTTAATACCTTTAAAGAAATTTGAAGATAAGTTAAATCGTTTGTTCAACTCATCTATCTTTTGCCTTAGTTTATCTAAACCTAGCGTTGCTGCTTGCTCAAAAGTAATTCGCAAATCTGCTGCATCACTGTTTAATCTTCTGAAGGCCCTCGCCAATGTTCTCAACACTCTAGCTGAAGTGATTTGACCTGTTTCAGCAAACTTAATCAATTGACCAGTCGTAACGTTAAATTCACTAGATAAAAGATTAGCAAGAACAGCGTTAGATTCTAAAACCGATCTGAGTTCTTGACCTCTTAATGCCCCTGCTGACAAACCTTGAGTAAGCTGAATCGTACTCGCAGTTGCTTCTTGGATTGTGGCACCAGATAACCTAAAAGTTTGTTGTAAAGCTGCTGTAGTAGCTACAATCTGTTCACTAGATAACCCTAATTCTCTAGTTGATAAGGCCACTCTATTGTAAATTTCACCAAGGGAACCTACAGATGTTCTGGTTTCTTCTGCTGCTGATTGTATACTCTTGAAAGTTTTCGCAGCAATTTCACTAGAACCTGTAAACACTTTAATTCTATCTTGAATTAATTGAAACTGGTCAGCAGCTTGAGTGAATTCTCTAATACTAAAAGTAGCGATCAAAGCACTAAAAGCATTTTTGAGTCTATTGATACCGAAAGAAGTTTGCTTTAAAGTTTTATCTAACCTTCTAGTATTTTTAGAAATTTTTTCTAAACTCTCGCTACTCTTTTTGGTATTCCTATTAAGTTTACCGAACTCAGCAGCGAGTTTTTTCAACTCGTCGTCACCTATAGTCCTGACTTCAATTTCTGTAATTTGCTTATTTTTTGTTCCCATTTTCTTTATCTCGATGGTCTATGATGATGTTGTCCAGCCTTCGCATTAGGTAAAGGAATTCGTCAAAATCATCGATCTGTTTAATGGTAGCAAAGTTATATATATCAGTAAAAGAAATTGGACCGTTGGTCATACCACTTCTACAAGTGTCAAGCTCGAAGAAATACTCTAAATATACCCGAAACGGTCCGACATTAGGTTCTTGATTAGGTTCTTTGATTTTACCTTGGTCAAGTAACTTATAGTAAAACTCGAGCCTATCATGCCACTTTAAATGCCAACTTAACCAGGAGCAAATTAGTTTCCCAATTCTTCCTTGAAGTTATCTATATTTTGTGACCAATCTAATAGTGTATCGGTTAAGTCAGGTAATTCTAAAAGAAGATTGACGCAATCGACCTTGTTAAACTCTTTTACTTCACCATCGATTTCAATACCTTTCCAGTCAGTAATACAAGATTCAACAAAAGCTCTTGTCAATATCTCTTTTTCTTTTTCAGGTTCCAACGTACCTTTTTGAATTTGATAAGCATGAGGTTTATGGTATTTGGCCAAAGCTTGTTTCATTTTATCAGCGTTAGCACCACCAAACCTTCTTACTAAAAAACCTACGTCTTCAGAAAGTTCAAACCATTTTCCTGAAGTTTCTAGAGATGTATCTGTTTTGTAAAATTGATGAAGATTAGATTTCATTTTGATTCCTTTAACGTAACTATTAACTTTAATTTAAAAGGAGGCGCTTTTACACGCCCCCTCGATTACTTATTAACTTCTAAACATTTTAAGAGCTTTCTCTCCGTTAGCTCCAATTTTCGCTGTACCAGTCATATTTAAAAATACGTCCTGGTTAATTCCACCAGCAGCAGGGTCTTCGAAGCTAACCTGTACAGCAGGGATGAAGAAACCATAAAAACCACCAGCATTTTTAACAATGAATCCTAGCTCGAAAGGAGCTTGAGTAAGTTTACTAGCAAGTAGTTGCCAGTTCTCATTTGCTAGATAAGCTGTCAAAGATATTTCAATCTGTGCAGTTCCCTCAGAATAATCATCTGGGGCAGCTTGTCCAATACACGTTTGCGCTGTGAGGTTGTTGTTAAGACTTAGTTCAACTGACTGGATACAAAAGTCTGAAGTATCGAGTGTACCATCTGCTGAGTTTACCAAGAATGGCATATCAACAGAACCGTTAAGTGAGTTAGTTGTTGCAGCAGCGTCGATGGTTCTACCATCTGTCATAAAGTTTGCAGCTTGATCAACAGCTTCGTAACCGTTCCCTTGAAAAGTAAAAGTTGTTGTAACGATTTCACCGTAAGCAACGTTGAAACTCATGTTTGCAGCGATCATACCTCGATAGTTAATTGCTTTAGTTGTAAGATCGAGGAAAGATTTTTCGATTGAGAAAGATTTTTTAGTTGTTCCAATTTCAATCTCATCGGCAATTTGATAACTCGTACCTGCACCGACTTCATCAACCATTGAAGTTGGCCCTGAAAATCTAATAACTGTTGCTGATTGAATTTCAGTAACCATTACTTCAGTGTTGTTATTAGAATCTGCAAAAGCTGTAAGTGTTAAAACGTCACCAACTTCAACGTCAGTGTTCCAGTCGCCAGCACCTCTTGTAATAGTTCCAGCACCAGTAGCGATTGTTAGATCAACTGCGACAGGAGCTTTAGCGTCCCACACTGAATACATTGCACCTTCGATGAAATCATCAATGATGTCTTCCTTGGCAAGTTCAGAGTTTATATCACCACCAACAGTTAAACCAGTTACAACCTGTCCACTTGATTGTCGATCCGTTCGAATCTGTTGAGATTCTGTTGTTTCAGGAGTACCCGATAAAGATTCTGAAGTGAACCTAGATGTTTTAAAGTTACCTACACCAGGCGTTTGACCGTAGGTAGTTTCAGGTATTGCTACCACTCGGACTTGATTAGCTGAAGACATATTTTTCCCCTTTAAATATTATTATCGCGATAATAGTTGACTATAACCGAAGCCGATGTATAACCGCCCTCTAAATCTAACGTAGCACCTTGCTCAAAATTTGGAGGTGACACAGATTCAACAATTATACTATTTATTCTACGCCCTCTTAACAAGTCTCGTAAAGCCTCAGACCTTGTTAAAATATCGTCTACCATTGTGGCAGATTGACTTGCTCTGGCCACAACGTGAAGAAATATAGAACCTAACTCTCTGTAACACCCTGTGCTATTTGTAGCTATTATTGTTTGAGGTTCTTCCGTTGATCCAATGAATTGTAACCCTAACCAAGGGTCGTCTACACCTAAACCTTCGTTGTCAATAATCTCGTCAATGGTTTCATATTGAGCGGTTAGGTCAATTAGATTTTCCGTTGGAGCGTTAGTGGTTAAAAAATTTGTTATTTGTGTTCTTACGAATTGACTACTCAACTATAGACCCCCTGCCACCAAATACCTGTTCTTCTCTTCCTGCACCTCTACCATCTAATCTTACAAGAATTGTAGGGTAAAGGTAAGGTCTACCGATGGCCCCACGCTTGCCAGTCTGGAAGCTGTTGTGGAATATTTGACCGTTCGGACCGATAGCACGTTTTATAAAGATACCTTTTGTTCCATTCACTAGGTAAGTGAATTGAATAAACTTTGCTACCTGTTTAAATTTACTTCTTATATTTCTATGAGCGTTAAAGTATGCGCCACTAGGTTTAATGATGTTTTTACCTGTTCTTCTACTTTTGCCAAATTTCCGTTTACTAGGTGTATTTTTATTTGCGTACTTACCTCTAACACCTCTTCTAATACCTTTGTTTTCTAATCGTCTTGCGTAAGGGTTTACGTTGATAAAACGAATTTCGTCACTATCTTTGAAACCACCTTGAGAAGCTTTTTGTACTATGAATCTTCTCAACGATTGTCTACTGTTTGCCACCTGTACACCGTTAACAAATACTTTATTTCCACTTATGTATTGACCTGTAGAACGTGGGCTATACTGTAAAATAATATCGAACATTCTCAATAGTGCTAACGATACATCGACTCTAGCAAAATATTGAATTTTCCCTGGTACTTTAACAAGTTCAATTGGTCTATCGAATCTGTTATCTGTTCTTACTCTAGGGTTTTTATCGAAGTTGTTTTGTCGTTGGGCAATATCTAGAACTTTCTCAGCAGTTGATACATGAGTGTCTCTAACGAAATTAAAGAAACCTTTTAAAGTTTGCTTACCGTCTAAATCAGAATTGATGCTGAACTCTTGAGCGTTCTTACCTTTCTGCTTTACACTTAATGCGAAACTAACTCCCATTTATCCACACCTCAACCTGTAACCGATTAATTCACCTAACGCCACCATCTCATTAACTTTAGTCACTGATAAATTACCGTGAACAGTTGATATAATCGTGTCGCCTCTTTTAGGTTTAGGAAAACTCTGAGAATCTAAATCGTCCTTGGCAACAACAAACTCTGTACCTTTAGAAACAAACTCTTCCTCAATAGCACCCATTCTAAAATAATTAGAAGGGGCCATTTTAATTGTTATATCTAAAGTAGCTTTTTTTCTTTGAAATTGAACATCAAAACCTTGCATATTAATTATGGTTTTAAAAGCTTGTTTAAGAGACATAGTTTTCCCTTATCTCGCCAAATCCACCAAGGGAACGTTCACTTGCGTACTGGTCTAACACGTTTCCGTAATCTCCCAGTATCATACCGAACTTAGATTTCCTTTCGTTTGATGTGAGAGTGTAGTCAAAGTCAAGCGACATCACACCTGGGATAGATATTCGTTGAACACCTTTACCGAAGTTAACCGCTATACCTGATTTCTTTTTATTGTACTGTTGTTCCACAAGATCATATACACATTGCTCGACAGGTGTAGGTGTTGTTGCAAAACCAGCGGTGTAAGTAACTTCGATTCTTTCGCTGTAGTCGCGACACTCGAACCAATTTCTAGGTTCACCTGCTTTATAAGTTTTATATAACTTACCAGTGTCACCTTTTATTCTAAACTCAGGAGCGGTTAGAGTAGTGACTGGTGTTATATCGTTACCGTCAGCGTCTTTTTTAATTTCTTGAATTTGAGTAATTGTCGTTACAGGATAATGAAAAGTGTATAGATAACGATTAGCAAAATCAACTGAATAATCTTTATAAAAAAATGTTTGAACATAAGACGTACTCGCAAAAACTCTAGCGGTATAACCTTCAATCGCATCACTGACCACGGTTATCTGCTGAGTAAGAAAGGCATCGAATGTGGCACCAGTCTCGCCTAAGTAAGTTTTCATATCTCCTAAACTAACTAACATTGCCATTTTTATCTCCGATTAGATTTCAATTACCTTGAAACCTTTTTCTTTTAATATTCTTTCAAATTCTAAAGGGTCTACGTAGTCGGTATGTTTTCTTTGTCCTGAGAAGTCTTCGTGAAAAGCGACCTCCATCATGCGGGCCATATACTCAGAACAAATGTATTCACTGTCACCGTTTCTCCCGATACCTAACTTTCTTAGAAGTTTAAAAGTAGCAGCAAGAGCGGTCCATTCACCGTAACCTTTTCCTGTCTGTTCTTCTAAGAATACTATCGCACGTTTATATTGATCTTCAGTCATTTCAACAACGCACTTCTTAATTAGTTTACATTTAGCAAAAAAGTTTGAAAACTTAATAGTGTTTATGTCACCTCTGGAAGCTTGATAAACCCTTGAAAAGTTAAACTCAGGTTCTTCAACCGTTCCCATTACATGACTGTAAACTGTACCTAATCGCCAAGAGATTAATGCTGAAAACAATTTCCATTTTCTTGGTTTTGTAAAATAAAGAGTTACAGTTCTCATGCGTCCATCCCTCTCATATTACAAAGAACTGTCACATCGTTGACCGTACCCTTTGAGGTGTACTCAACTCTTAGGTAGAAGTCCTTTAAGTTTAATACTGTTTTCTTATTTGTGGGGAACTCATAGTATCCATTAGTAGGTATATTGATATTGTGAACGTACTGTTTAAGCACGGTTCCTGCAGGATAGGCAATCCCATCAACGTCAACGATCTTAAAAGAAACAGAATCACAAGCGACGTTATTGACACACTCAATATCGCCGTTTCTGAGATGAAAATCCACAGGAATTTTAAAATCCTGCGTAGTCGTAGTATCTTTTGTGGCCGTAAATTGAAATCCAACGAACTCATTAGATGCGCCTCCAGCGGGTATCTCTTCTTCAACCTTACTAACTGTTTTAAATAATTCATCTACTGCCGTTACAGAGTCAGCGGTAATAATGTGTGTCGGGTTCGTTGGACAAGTTGTCGGTGCTGCATCGTCTTCTTCTAGTATGACGTACTCATACTTAGAATCTGTTTCGCAATATAGTCTGTATTTAATTACTTTTTCCATTAATTCACCAAAAGTATAGTTGATATTCTAGCTTCGCCACCTGATACGTTACGTTTAGCTTGTACTTCCCAAACGGCAACTCCGCTTGTGGGAGTATTAAGTATCGCACCCATATCGCTGGGCATAAAATCAGTGTTATTGAATGATGTTATCTCGGTAATCACTTGATTGTTTGTCACATCGTACACTCTAACAGCGCAATCTTTTACTGCATTTTTAACTGCTTTGTTTAAATATATCTGAGATAGATCGCCGAACATATCACTACCCGGCCATACAAATTTTGAAACTGTTGTGTAGTTATTGCTGTCAGTAAATAAATACGGGAAAGATTTTCCGTCAGTCCACGAATATCCTAAAGCCCCGATGAGACTTGAACCCATTGAAATCCAATCGTTCGCCGAAGGTCCAACGAATTTGTATTTGGTTCCATCTGTATCGAAACAAACAGAACCAATAGGAGCAATGAAGTTAGGAACTCCTGCACCACTAAATAGTTTTGGGTTGTCAGGGCCTCCTGGCCCTAACCCCGAATCTACATCAAAACTTTTATTAGAATCTATCATTCTAGAATAATACCTGTCCTACTTTTCTAGCGCGAACGTCTACTCCGTTTGTCTCAGTTGAAGCAACTCTTAATTGCATCTCCTGAGCAGCACCAGTACCAGAAAGCTCCACAGTTAAACTATAGTCAAATGTGGCACCATGCTTGTTTTTAGAATAAACATTGTCATCAATATTAGCAGCGTCAGCAGAAGCCGTTCCATCATGCATAGCATGTACGAAGAAAGATTGTCTTCGTGCAGGGTCATCGGCCAAGGATACGCAAACAAAATAGTGAACAGCGCATACGTTATCTACCAATTCTTCATCAATAGTCGTGACAGTAGTTACACCGTCTTCACTAAGGTCTTCAACAATATTACTAGTAATATAATCAATTAAGTCTTGGATTACCGTTCGTACATCAGAATTATCAGTAACAATTCCACCAGTAAAAGTTCCTAAGTCTACATCGCCCTTAGAGATTCCAAGAACAGTATAAAGAGAGCCGTAGCTGTACCAGTCAGCGGCGGCACCTGCATTTGCGAGTTTTTGATAAAACTCAAAGTTGTCAGTTCTAAGATACCCTGACCCCAGTTCGGCAGCATCCTGAGCATTTGTATCTCCACCTGGCGCACCTGAACCGAAAAGAAGGGTTGCCCCTGAATCTCCGTTCTCAGATACCATCTGCAAAAATTTTTCAATTGTAAATCCTGTTCTTGCCATTTTATCCTCCTAGTTGAAGTCTTGCGACCTCTACGTTTACATTAAAAGTTTCGTTGTTAGTAACTTGTAATTGTGCTTGGCCAGCAACCACATTCACATTAACATTTACGTTTAACATTCCCACTCTTAACCTACCGTGTACCGAGTCCTTGGTATCTGTAGCTGAAGTTCTTATAACTCTCATGTACGCGGAACGAACTTTAGTTTTATCATCTGTCCAGATTGTATAAATGTAATCTAAACTTATAAAATTATCTATCGAAGTTAAGTCGATATTTGTAACACTTGATGCTGTAGCGGTTTCGGTTTTTTTAGTCCAAAGTATATCAACCATACTCGGATCAATTTTACCGTCATTATTGAGAACTACAGGTTTGCCACTATCAGCGGGTCCAGCAGATTCGTCGATGTGATCGGCAATCTCAAAACCTTCTTTTTCACCGTAAGTACCCGAAGGTTTGACGTACAGAAATTTTTCCGACATTGCCTACCTCTTCGATTTACTCGGTGTTTCTATATTAGCAAGGTTTATTTCATAATTAAAACCTTTAAGTGTAACCATAACAATAATCTCCTAATACGCTAGGTCTTTAAGTTCTTCCATGGTTTGTTTTATTTTACTTAGATCACCTTGAAAAAACTTTAACTTTAATTCATTATATCGCTCGTCAGAGATGTTGAAGTAAAACTTAGCTTTACCTCTAGAAATAACCTCAAACTTAACAAGTTTTTCGCCTTGATTAATTATAAAAGCAGCAATCCATAAGTCTCTTGTCTGTATCATTCTCTCTCCAACATTTGACCTTTGAGAACAACCATTGAAGTAGCACTAAAAGGTTGTCCTATTTTAACGACAACTTCACCTACGTTAGTAGGTATCGTCGTTTGTATAGCGCCCGGAACTGTTGGACTTAAAAAATACTCTTTGGTCACATCAAGACTTGTAAAAATACTTTCCGATTTACCAAGGACTCTCACATTGCAAACTGTAGCAGATGATTTACTTTCGCAAATTCCTAGAACGTTAGCGTTACTGATATTATCTGCTAGAGCGTTTTTAGCTTCTCCTATTGCTTTCATAATAACCACAGCACCAACGTAAACACTTGCTTCACAAGGGACATCTACTAACACAACATTAGCGTTACCGATATTAACAGGTTCAGTTAAAACCTTTTGTCCACCGACTTTCTTTTGTCCTATTACCCAAAAAGACATTATACAATCTCCTGTGGTGTCTGAATATCATTAAAGACTACACCGTTACCAAGAGATTCACCCAACTCAACGACAAACTCACCGACCGTAACTGGCGGGTTTTGAATTGCTGCTCCGTTAACTCCTAAAAAGAACGGATTGTTAATAGTGAAATTAAAAGAGTTGGCATCATCTAAACCAAATAATAATACTGATATATTTTCACCTGTAAGTCCTGCGTTCAAAGCAAGTCCTCTAACTTTAGCGTCTTCAAAAGTTGCATTATTAGTAGCGACAAATACCTCCTGGGATACACCTAATCTTACATATTGAAAGGCAGTAATATCTTCACCTGCTGTAAACGTTTTAGATAATCTTTGAGCATCGTTACTAAATAAAACTTTAGCTCTAGTCTCGTCACCGAAACCTGCCATAGTTGTAACGGAAGATAAATCTGGCCAATCGGCTATGACTGTACTTGAAGCAACTGTTACGTTATCACCGCAAAAGTCTATCTTGTTAAAACAATCACCAACCTCAACACCCTCTTCAAAGAGTGTCACTTTCGTTAAAGGTGTTACGTTTATTTGATTTGGGTCAGTTCCATCAACTTCAACAGTTGAGTCGAGAAAGTTAATAGATTCAGCGTTACCTATAAGTGTACCATCTAATAAGATAGGTATTGAAGATAATCCACCACCGCCACCACCTGTAGCAGCGAACGAATTATATATGGTCGTGACAGAGGCCATAGCGATACTATTAGTTTCAATAATTGATCCATCGCTGAAACTAAATTCTATAGCAAATTTATTATTAGTTTTTTTCTTTAGTTTAATCTCGTCGATAACTGGCGCGTCTTGTCCGTCTTGACCATCTCTACCGTCTTCACCATCTCGTCCATTTCTGCCTTGAATACCTGGAAGACCTAAAGGACCGCGTACACCACGCTCGCCTTGATCACCCTTCTCACCTGTAACACCTCGACGACCTTTTTGACCTCGATAACCTTGTTCACCTTGATCGCCTTTTTCACCCTTCTCACCTTTAAGAGAATTTAAAAAATCTTCTTTAGTACCTTCATTGTTTTGTGACCATATCTCGTAAGCTGAAAGACCATTTTCACCGGATTCACCTTTAAGACCTTTGAAACCTCTAAGACCTCTATTACCTTGCTCACCCGATTCACCCTTCTCACCTTTAAGAGAATTTAAAAAATCTTCTTCAGTGCCTTCATTAGACTCTAACCAAACATCGTAAGCCGACTTGCCTTGTTGACCGTCTTTACCCGGTTTACCTTTTTGACCGCGATAACCTCGTTGACCGCGCAAGGATTCTCTATCTTCATCAGATAAATCAGAATATTTAACTTTTAATTCATCAATGTTTTGATCGATGAGATTTATAAGTTGATTAAATATCTTTTCTTTATGTTCATCGAAGTCAAAGTCTTCACCGTCTTTACCTGGATAACCTCTAGGTCCACGATTACCTTTAAGAGATTCAATATCATCTAGGGAAAGTTCGTTAAATTTTAATTTGATTTCTCGTATTTCATCTTCTGTTAGTCTGAACTCTGCTTTTTGTTCAATAACAGATTGTTTAACGAATTGTAGAATTTGAGCTTTATGTTCATCGAAGTCAAAGTCTTCACCGTCTTTACCGCGAAAACCTCTCGGACCTCTCTTGTTACTGAGTATCCCAGAATCAATTTTATCGTTAATGATAGCGTCGATTAACGCCAAGATAACTGTTTTATTCAGTTTCACTACTCAAACCTACTGCGTGTATAACGAGTTTAGTTTTTGTTAAAATATTTTATCGCTGCGTTGTTTAACTCTGTCTCTTCAGGATTAGGCTGATTCGATGAAGTCTGAGATTCTAACAACTCGTCTACTTTATCAGCAGGTGTGTAATTGTTAGTGGCCACGTAATACCTATCGCCACCTTTGTAAGGCGACTTACCTTCAGCAATACGTATCTCATTAGGAGTAATGGCAGCAGCTTGCATGAGTCTCGTAAAGTATTGTGAACGAGTCTCCATGTCACCACGAAAAACAGCTTGAAGATCAATTTCAGTTCTATTACCACCGAAACCGTTTGATAATAATTTTACGTCAGCTTCAGTTTCAAGGTTTCTCGCCCATGCATCTAAAGTGTCAGTGGCTACTTCAAGGTTAGCGTTTTCAATATTATTAAATGTCGCTGCATTAGTGTCGAAAAGTTTAGTAGGTGGAAGACCTAGAAACCTTGCTAATTCTAATACAGAGAATTTTCTTGATTCTAAAAATTGTAATACTTGTGGATCGTGAGAAATCGCTTCGTAACTTAAACCTTCTTCAAGTAAGGCAGTTCCACCGACTTTGCGTCCACCGTGAGAAGTTTTCCAACTCTCGATTATTCTTCCGCTTGCTTCTTCCGATAAAGTCCTATCGGTCTTTAAAACACCAGAAGGCATACCACCGTTGGAAAATAATGAATTGGCGAATTGATCTGCACCCTTGGCAGTTCCAAGAGTCTCAGAAGCGAACTCAATCAAACCTAGACCGTGAATACCGTCTTTGGTGTGAAAATTGGCCAATTTAAAAATGTTTTGTTTTCTTAAAAAAGTATCGGTGGCACCGTTAAGTCCACCACCGACTATTCGATAAACTAATTCGTTTGTTCCCGCCAACCTTACAGGTTGTACGTCCCTGGACAACATTGGCCATAAGGCAACGACTCTACCTACATTATCCCTTTCAATCTCAGCGTATCCATTTCCATATATCAACGCTTGCTGAATAAGAAACATTCTCAACATCATAGAGTTTGTTTCAGGGTTAGGTGTAAGTCTTAGAATTTGATCTACTTTGTTTCGATCTTGTATCTCGTTGTCTTTGTTTTTAACACGCCAAGGGAGTTTACCTATCTGAGTTGATATATATGTGACACCCCTATAAAAGGCAGCGACCTGCATAGCGGTGTCTTCAGTCACATATATACCACCAGAAGGGATAACCATTCTAGAATTGACTCTAGGTTGAGCTTCTACGTATTTTTTCCGATTCAGGAAGGACAAGATACCCATTATTTAGACCTAATTTCTTTTGTTGTTTCTTTTATTTTTCGGAGATTGTTTTGCAGGTTTCTCCGGTTCTTCTACAGTAGGTTCTTCCTCTTCAGATTCCTGTTCAGGTTCTTCTACAGTAGGTTCTTCAGCAGGTGGATCGTCTTTAGGCGGTTCCACTACTTCAGGTTCAGATACAGGTTCATTTGCTTTAAGTCTTTCAGGAGCTTCTTCAGGTAGAATACAACCTCTTCGAGTCCATCGATCCATTGAACCTTCGTTCAAAAGTTCAATCTCGTAAATGTTTCCTGCTTTATAAGTAATTGTTGAAGTGGGACAATCCCGCGTAAAATATAACTTAACTTTTTTACTACTCACTTAGAGTCTCCCAGGTAACGGTAAAGAAAAAAGGGGCCGAAGCCCCTTCGTTGATTAAAGGTCTAGATCATAAGCAGGTTCATGATCTACGTTAGATACATGATAAACACCTGACATGATTTTAATCGCTGTTGAGTCAGCAACGTTAACTGAAAGATGGTTGAAACCACCGTTAGCATCAAGAAATTCAGCAGGGAAATCGAAAACAACGATGCCACCAGCAGAACCGTCGCCACCAAAATCAGCAGCTAAACTAACACTATCTGAAAGTCCTGAATCATCTGGACGAATTTCAGTCTTAGTAAACTTAGTATCAGCACCAGACTTAACATAGTAGTTACCTTGAATGGTAAGAGCTTTTGAGTTACCACCAGCAGCGGCATCATGTTGCTGAAAAGAAACATCAATTGTAGCAGCGGCACTTGCACCAAAGGAAAGCTCAACAGCTACTCGACTACCTGTATCTGTACTAACTCTAGCACCAGTTACAGCAGCGCCGTTTAAATCAGCAGGTGCAGATACCTGCTTTGAACCGATTTTTTCTGCATAAAATTTATTATCACTCATTTCTGTTCTCCTTAAAATTTTTTAAAAAATGAGATGTTGACCCGAAGACCAACACCCCGATTATTTTATTAAGCTCTTTCGGCCAATTTAACGAAACCTGACATATCAAAACTTCCGTTCTGAGTTGTTACAGGGGCCTTAAATGGACACTTACCATCAACTCTCATAGTGAATTTGAAAGCTGTAATATCTCTGTCGAAGAACAAGTGTGTTGAAACATCTTGAGTAATCGCAGAAGTTTTAAGTACCGAGTAATAGTAATCAAGGTCGGCCAAGATTAAGTCACCTGAGTTACCTAATTGAGGCATTGAACCCATCATATAAACAACTGGTTTACCTAGAAGAGTGTCAAACCCTGGTGCAGCAGCGTTAGCGAATTGACCACCGTTCATGTAAATCAAGTTACCGTTAGAGTCTTGTAGTTGACGAAGTTGCTCTTTAACTTGTGGATGAGCAAGCCAAACCGCTCTACCAGCAGACTGAGGAAGTAATCTAGCTTCCATTTTGATGATATTGTTGTAAACAATAGTGTCAGCCGTTTGACCGCCTTCTTTTGCTACTTCAAAAGTAAAACCACTGTTGATGATACCACTTGGTTTAGCAGAACCGTCGCCAGCAATAATAGCATCGTTAAGCTTGTGAACGATTGCACTAGGAGCTTTACGTCTAATGTAAGACTCAAGTGCTGAAGCATCTTCTAGAAGCTCGTCAGTACACTTAACCAAAGCACCAAGCTTGTGAAGTCTAAAGTTAGCTTGACCTAACTCTTGCTTACTAGCTGTATACTGTTGACCTTCTCCAAGCCATGAAGCAGTAATACCACCGTTCCAAGGTTCCTTCTCATCTGTAGGTACAGACATGTGGTTACTTGAAGTAGTGAAGTTTGAAGTTCTTGGTAATAGAGATTCATCTGAGGTTACTTTCTCTCTAATATCCGACATAAAGTCAGTTGGAATAAGGACTCCTCCATCCTCTCCGGCTAGCTCGTAAGCTGTAGAGTTGTTGAAGTTATTGTGAATTTTACCTTTTGAAATATCAGCAACGGCACCAGCAAACTCACCAAAGTTTTTGAACCCCATGGTCTTGTCGTAGTGGTTACTTGTTCTAGCACCTTGACCCGCTGGAACTTGATTAACAACAGGAGCTACTGGAGCAGCAACTCTAGTTGATGCTGAAGCTTGTGCCTGAATGTCAATAGTAGCTTGAAGTGCGTCAGCTTGTTTAGCAAGATTTTTAAACTCACCATTAAGCTCGTTAATTTCATTGATTTGCTCGTCAGAGAAATTATCAACGTTGTCAAATGCTTTAAGAGCGTTAGAAATTTCACCCATTCGCGCTCTAAGTTTTTCCAATTTTTCTTTCATTTCTATCTCCTTATAGATATTTTAAAATCCAAAAAAACTCAAAAGTCGCTACGTTAAGTACGAGCTAGATACTCTTGAATATTCTTTTTGAAATCGTTCAACTTTTCCTTGTTGGCCAAATTGTTATCCTTAACTTTTGGCTTATGTTTAATCCAAACTGATTTATCAATAGCTGAAGCAGCAATGGTTTCTTCACTTTGAAATAATTCAGTGACAAAACCTTGACTTAATGCTTGATCACCGTCCATCCAAGTCTCTTTTGCAAGCATAGACTTAATTTCAGACCGATCTAAACCAGTTTTTTTCTGATATACCTTGACTAATTGTTCCTCAATATCCATCAAACGGTCAATAGTTTCTTCAAGTTCAGAACTATTGCCAGCGGTCCAGGTCCAAGGTTTGTGAATCATCATGAGTGCGCCTTCACCCATTATAATGTCGTCACCTGCCATCGCTATGATTGAAGCAATCGAGGCAGCAAGTCCATCAACATAAATTGTGACTTTGGCTTTATGTTGCTTTAAACGATTATAAATGGTGAAGCCTTCAAACACATCGCCACCAGGGCTATTGAGTCTAACTTCAATATCGTTTACAGTATCAGGTAGAGCTTTTAGTTCTTTATCAACCATCTTAGCTGAGACTTGATCGAAAAATTCGTAAGGTCCGATTTCGTCATAAATTATAATTTCAGCTTTGGTTTGACTTCTGTTAACAACTCGAAACGAGCTTTTATTATTTAGCTTGAGTAGGCCATCCATGTTTTTCCCCTATAATATCTTTAATTCTAAACGTCAAAGAACGATAATGCCACGTTTTTCGTAAACTGACTCTTCCTCTTGCTCGCCAATCCATCCCGCTATGGCCATCGTCGCGGCTACGGCAAGGTCAATTTTGAATTTTGCATGAGCTTTCCGAAAATAAATATTACCATTATGGTCTTCTTTTACAACTACGTTGCCGAAACACCATCGTAACACAGGGCATCCGTTGTGCCTTAGTTTTCTTTCCCTTATAATAGCATCCAAAAATTTTAACGGTTCCGAAACATTACCTGTATTCATTTTAAATTCAGTCATTTCGATACCTTCAGCACTCATCGTTTGCGAAAACTGACTAGCAGACCAAGGGTCATAGAAGCTTTCCCTAACTGTTTTACTATCCACTTCGTCTAAAAAATAATCTCCTAGAGTGTTGTAATTAATTGCTTCACCCTTGGTTGATATAAGATGGCCTTCTTCTACCCATGCAGGATAAGAAGCGTTTTTACTATTCTCGATTGCAGCTTCGGGTAAGAAAGCATCACTAAACAAATAGTAAAGATCATCTTTTTTGTGGATATAAACAAAACCAGTTAAGTCAATTTTTGAAGCTAAATCTATCCCTGCATAACAAGCTGTCTTTAAGTAATCTTCTCTTTTTAAATCTTTTACCGCGCAATCGTCGAAAGCAAGCATGTCGAAAAGGTTTTCACTAGCTGTACACCATATATTGAAGTGTTTAGTTAGAACGTTGTTTTTGTTTCCAGGTTGTCGAATAGCTTTATCAACCATCCCTTGTATATATTCTTCTGAAACCGATACACCTAAATTAGGGTTGGCCTTAATCCAACAACTCTTATCACGAAAATCATCATCTTTATCGATTGTATAAATCATCCCGAATTGAGAATCATCTTCATATTCTTGTTTTAAAACTTTCTCTAAATCGGTCTGAAGCTCGTAACATATTCCAGTATCGTCGAAACCAGCGGTTGAAATGGCCCATAGTAGAGGTTGTTTTCTCGCACCTACAGCAGTTTCCATAACACCATAAAGGTTTCGATCTTTAAAACTATGCACTTCGTCAAAAATAACCGTAGATGGACCTAGGCCATCCAGAGAATTAGAGTCACTAGCAAGCGGTTTATATACTGAAGCTGTTCTATCGTTCTCAATATGGTGGCGAAATAATTCAGTCCCAGTTTTCTTGGCGAACGAAGGCGATCTTTTTAATTGTTCTCTAGATGTATCAAATACAATTCTTGCTTGATCTTTTTTACTGGCCAAGGAATAAACTTCTGCCCCTGATTCTCCATCAAGTGCTAAAGAATAAAGACCGACAGGTGATGATAACGCTGTTTTGCCGTTTTTTCTGGCACATAAAACAAAAACTTTTGTGAATCTTCTAAAACCTTTCGATTTTCCATTTGCCCACATGAACCCGAAAACATTAACGTGAATAAATAACTGCCAGTCATCTAATAGTAATGGTTGACCTGCAAGCGGTCCTTTAATGTGCGGAAATTTTTGAAGTAATCTACAAGCTCTTTCTGCTTTATCAAAATCAAAATAGAATTTAGGGTTTTCTAAATCTCGTTTAAAGCGTTCGCAACTTGCTTTAATTTGCCAGCACGATGCAATTTCACCACTGAGTATTTTTTCAGCGTATTTAAAAGCTCTAGCGCAATTGGGGTATTGTTTACTATTCAACATCTAAGTGCTTCCAATTCTCCCTGGTGCAAATACGTCTAGCTTGTGTGTGGGATATTCCAAATTTTTCACCTAATTGTCTATAACTCATTCCGTTTATCTTCAATTGTGTCATTTCTTTAACTTGTTGTTCTGTTACTTTAGTAGCACCGTTTTCTTGACCTTTTGGGATATAAAACCTGCCGTTCTCATAAGAGTATAAAGTGTTTTCCTTATGGGTGACATACTCTAAATTTTCTAAATGATTGTTTAAAGGGTTAAAGTCTTTGTGATTAATTTCTTTATTTTCAGGTAAAGGGCCAACAAACGCTAACATAACTAAACGATGGACCATGAAATATTTTGCTTTCCCATTCATAGAAAGTTGAACGGTTTCGTAACCTCCATTCTTACTTATGTGAGTTCGCAAAATCTTATTTTTGACTTTTCTTTTTGCAGGTCTACCTAGCCTATCCTTGGTGACTACTAATCTTTCTACACTGGCGACAACACCTGTATCTGAAACTCTATAATAACCTTCATACCCAGGTACAAACCTCCATCTTAGGTTATGTCCACTCATTATTATCATCTTCAGGTACGTACTTACCTTCAGCAGTTATACCCAACATTTTAGAAAACATTCTAATATCCGATAGAACTTTGTTTCGTTGATCTACTTCAGGGTATTTTTTTACTTGATTACCGTTTCGAGTTTCACTTTCATAAGAGTAACCGTTCTCTTTGATAAACTTAGAAAGATCGTGATATTCTTGATATAAGTCACAAAGTATTGATAATTGCTCGAATAAATTATCATGAACGTTTTCTTTGGTGTAGATTATATCAACTAAAATTTTCCATTGTTTTTTAAAAACTGGACCTTTACCTGAAGGCATTTTTGGCTTCTTCAATACATACACCTTTTTACAATAGGTTAACTCGCGTTCCACGTTCCGTAAACTATGACAAAGGGTTTTTCAGAATGAAACCACCTCTCGGC